GCCTGGATGTGGTCCAGGTCAGAGGCCCATGTCCGGATGCCCCGTCGGTCGCACTCCTGGCAGAAGGGCTCCCGCAGAAGCTGTTTCTGCCGGAGGTCGTCCGTCCAGATTTTCAGCGAATACCAGCGCCGCCAGGCGACGCTCTCCCGGGACCTGGACGCGGCCTTGGGCCTGTGGACAGGACAGTATCCCTCCCGGGTCAAGGCCCCGCAGCCTGGATGCCGGCAGGGCCGCAGCGGCTTCAATGCCATCGGGCTATCACCTCCGGGGCAAAATAAAAACGCCAAAGTCCACGCACCCCCGTTGGGGATGTCATGGGCTCTGGCGTTTAACGCTCTGGCCTCTCGCAATATCCAGGACGATCTCAGTCCGGCATGTCCGGCAATAGACCGGAAGACTTTTGGCTTCGGTGTCGTCTCGTATCCGAAGCAAGCTGTGATTTCGCTGACACACCGGACAAGTAAGCCATCCATCCTTTACGACCAGTTTACCACGCCTTTGTTCCACTTGCAATAGCCTCCTTCGTTTTTGTCAGTTATTCAACTACATTCCAAGGTTGAGATTCATATTAAAATCGTCCGCAAGCGCAGTCCTCTGGGCCTCTATGTACCATGCGTACCGGTACTCCCCGAACTCGTTGGCGGTTTGATAGAATCCCCGGCGCTTCGCGTCCTCCGGCACAGGGATTGTCCCGCTGCCGTCCCGCCATAGCTCCACCGGCGGCAGCTGCCGCACCAGGGATCGGGAGCAGACCCACGTTCTCCCGCCGATGGGAATGACGATGCCGTCGGTGGCCTCCTTGTTGAAATACTTGGCCGTCCGTCGGTAGCTGTCATGGGCGTTCCGCAGCAGCGGCTGGTCGTCCACGTTGCTGCCAAACCGCCACAGATGCCGGACCTCCGCCGGGGAGAAGTCGCCGTCCCGCAGCACCAGGTGGATGTGGTAGCGATGATCTCCGTGCCGCCCCTCGATGAGATACACGTAATCGAACCCCCGCCCCCGCCATTTCTTCAGCCGGTACAGAAAGCTCCTCCACGCCCGCCGCACGTCCTGGAACCGCTCCGGCTCGTGCTCCCGGTCGAAGGTCAGCGTATACACGCTGCCCTCGTACCCGAAGAGCGCCAGCCGCAGCTCCAGCCGGTCCACCCTGGTCCGGCAGACGGAGGAGTCCCGAGGCGGGCGGAGAATCTTGTTTTTCTCCGCCCGCTCCCAGGGCGAATCGCCGGCGGAAAGCCTAGGCCGGATGCTCCTGCACTCCTTCACCAGCGGGCCCGCCCGCTGGCGCACGCAGTACCAGACAGGTGCAGATATACCCTCTTTCACGCCGCCGTCACCTCCTTCACAACGGGCTGTCCATCTTTATCCCTTGGACTCCCCGCGTGAACCCAATCCAGCCACAGCGCCAGGAATCCGGCATGGACCTGCTCCGGCGGCTGGCTGCCGTCCCGCTCGTTGCCGTACCCGTGGATCTGCCGGACCCTGAGCTCCCTGCAGTTGTTCTCCACGCTCATTTCGATGGTCACATACGGGACCCCCGGCGCGGACTCCTTCCGCAGAAACAGGATGGTCACGGCCCCATTCACATGCCGGTCCGCGTATCCGCCTACGCAGTGCTTCAAGACCCGCCCCTCCCGGACGATATCCTGGACGCCTTTCGGGACCGCCACCGACAGCCCGCCGTCTGAAAAGGCAAACTGCTCCGTCAGCCGCCGGTACCGGGCCCGGTACCGTTTTGCGGCCTTTTCGTCCTCTGCGGTCCGCAGGCTGGCGGCGGCCAGATCGTGCCGCGCCTCCAGGTCCTTCGGCATCCGGACATCGTCCCGGGACAAGTCATATTTGAGCTTGGCCGCCGCATCCAGATAGTCCACCCATAACTGCGCGGCGACCGCAGGCTTGTAATCAAACGACCTCAGATACCGCGCCGCCCGCTCCAGACTGACCCGGGCCAAACACGCCCCGGCGCGCACACGGCAGAAGTCGTTCCCCCAGCTCTTCGACAACTGGACGAACTCCGCCAGATCGCGCACCAGCCCCCGCCGCCGCAGGGCCCGGAAGCCCTTCAGCTCCTCAAAATCGCATCGGATATCTTTGAACAGTCGGAAGTCCGCTCTGGACAGCCGGAAGAAGCCCGCCGGGTCCCCGGCGTTCCAGTCCAAAATGTCTCCGTGGGCCTTGCCCTGGAGGATCAGGTCGCTGACCACCTGATGAAACCCCAGCTTGACCAGAAACTCCATCTGCGGCCGCCGGGTGAACTCCGCCAGATAGCGGACCAGATGGGCGATCCGGAAGGGCGCTTCCGCCCATTCCAGATCACAAAGGCGGAGGCCGAACTCCGCACCGAACCACTCCGCATACTGACAGTACCGCATGGAGCTTTTCTCGATATTTTCCGTTCCGATGGGGCAGAAAGCGGAGTCTTTTTCATACGCCCTGTTCTGGAAAGGCGCTTGTATCCGTTCCATCCGCTCCCATAGGTTATCCGTCCGCCATTCCTTGCCGAACCAGGAGTAGGTTTTCGCCTTCCATCCAACCCGGCGTCCCGGCGAAAAGGCATACATCCGGAAGGGCTCAAAGTCGATATACCCGCCCATGTCCTCATGGTCGAACTGCCGGAAAACGTACCCCGCCTGGACCAGCAGCCAGTCCTTATAGGCGCTGACCTGCACCGCCCGCTCACGGGAGCGCAAATTCTCAAAATTCGTATACTTTCCCATGGCCAGCAGCTCCGCCCGCTGTCCGCAATTCGGACACACGCAGACACCCTTGTGCTTGATCTTAAAAAAGTCCGGCCTGATCTCCTTATCCACGGTAAAACCTTCCATGCAGCTGGTACAGACACACCACCGGACGTTTTTTCCCACCGTTTCGAAAAAGACATACTGTGGAAAGAACTTCCGGGCCAGCGCCTCCTCGTCATCGCTGAGATACAGGGGGAAGGCCGAGAACAGCTCCTTTTCCTCTTCCGGCGTCAGAGGCGTACACTCCGCGTTTTTCATATCGCCGCCCCCTTACGAAAAGAAATCTGAGAAATCCAGATGGATGACCTTCCCGGCCTCCTCCGCCTCCGGCTCCAGGCAGATCCGCAGCTCCATCCTCACCTCCGCGCCCCGGAAGTAGAACGCCGCCGCCCGCTGGTAGGCCTCGATGTCGGACAGGGAGCTCCCGCATCCCTTTGCCACCACAGCCATGCACTCCGCGAAGCTGCCGCCCTGGACCACAGCCTGGGCGAACTCCTCGTCCTGCCGGCAGAAGGACTCCAGCGCATCCGCTACCGCCGTTTTCATCACGGCCTCATACTTGTTTCCTTGAAACGCCTTCGCTTCCCGCTCCAGCTTTTCGGCTGCCTGCTGCGCCCAGTTCATACCTCCGCCGCCTTTCCAATCAGCTCCGCCAGCTTGGACAGGGCCTTCTGCATCCCCGCCGCCTGGCTGCCGTCCTCGCGCCCCTGGGCCTTGATCAGGAGGCCGTGGAGCTTGTTGGCAATCTCCTGGGCCTGCCCGAACAGCAGCTGGAATACCGCCAAGTCGCTGTCCCCGGCAATGGCGGCTTTGCGCTCCGCCTTGCCCGCTTCCTCCAGTTTGGCCCTGACCGCCGCAAGGGCGGACTCCGCCTCCTTACGCTTCTCCTCCGCTTTGTCCCGGGCGGCCTTGGCCTTGTCCACCTTGGCCTGCATCTCCGCCACGGCCTCCGACCGGGCGGCGTCGATCTTCTCCTGATCCACGGCCATCACCGCTACGTCCACGGGCCTGGCCTTCAGTTCCTCCAGTTCCTTCTGCGCGGCGGAGACGGCGTCCTGGAAGGACCGGCACTGTTCCTTCAGCAGGACCATGTCGGCCTCCATCTTGGCCCGGCTCTCCGCTGCGGACTTTGCGTCAGCCAGGGCGGCTTCCGCCGCCAGACGTGCCTCGTCCCGCTCCCGGATAGCCTGCTCCAGCTCCCGGGAGGTCATGTCGATCACCGTCTTGTCCTCACCGTTGATGGTGTGATGCTCCTCCATGAACTGCGCCCGTTCTTCCGGTGGTAAAGCTAACAATGTTAGAGCTTTCGCCGCCCCCAAATCGGCAAGCGCTTGCCGATTTGTCCACTCACGCGCAAGGCGCATGAAGTTTCTGGCAGTGCGTTCTGAAAACTCCACCTGCTCCTCCAGCCACGGGAGCCACGCTCCGTGTGGCAGCATCTCCTTGGCCTCGATGAGCCGCTGCCCGATGCCGATAATGGCATCCCCGGCATTTTGCTTCAGCGTCAGAATCTCCGCCGTAATAGTCTCGATATCCCGCACTTCCGGTACAGCCTGTTCCAGGCACGCCGCGCGGTCTACCCGCTCCATCAGAGCGGATGGATCAATTTTCTTTCCCATGATCCGGGCTCCTTTCATCGGTATTCATGTATGTAAGTCCTTTCACGTCTTTTCATCAAACGGCGTAGGCCCTCTCTCCGCCACAGGTCGGAAAATAGAGGTCTGCGCCGGTTCTTTTTTCTTCCGCGTCCGCTCCGGCGGGGTCCAGGAAACGGACCTCCGGAACCGCTGGTTGTCGCTGTCAAACTCCAGCAGCGTACCCTCGTTGGCCCGCCCGTCCTTGTTTTTGGCGATGACCAGCTTCCGCCGGGACTCCGCGTCCTGCTCGTTCTCCCTGTAAAGCAGCAGCACCACGTCCGCGTCCTGCTCGATCTGCCCGGAGGACCGGAGGGAGGACATGGTGGGCCCCAGGCCGTCCTTGCCTGGGCGGCTGAGCTGGCTGAGGGCGATGATGATCCTGCCCGTCTGCCGCCCAAGCTGCTGGAGGTCGCTGGATACCCGGCTGACCCGTTCGTAGTCGCCGAGGTACCGCCCCTGGCTGGTCACGGCGATCTTCTGGAGGTAGTCCACCACGATCACGTCGTACCGGCGGGCCATGGCGTAGGCCCCGATATCGGAGACGGTCCAGCCGTTGGTCTCCAGGTACTCCATGTCCGGCTCCTCCAGCTCCCGGCGCATCTCGTAGATCTGCTGCATGTCTTCCCGCTCCAGCTTGTCCGTCATGACCTTCTCGTAGCTGACCAGCGTCTGGCAGGCAACGGTCCGGTCGATGAGTTTTTCATTACCGGTCTCGTAGGAGAAGAACCCCACCCGCTTCTGTCTGGCGATATGGAAGGCCAGCTGGAGGGCGAAGGCGGTCTTGCCCGAGGATGCCTGTCCCCCGATGACCACCATGTCGCCGCCGCCGATATGAAGCCGCTCGTCCAGCCAGGAGATCCCCCAGCGGATAAACTCTTTCTGCTGTCCGCCGCCGTGGCGGAGGAAGAACTCCTTCAGCCCCTGCTTCATATCCGTCTTCCGCACCTCGCTCCGGTCGCACAGCAGCAGGCCGGCCTGCTCCGACAGCTTCCGGCAGGCCTCCAGGTCCTCCGCCTGGGCCAGCTTGTCCCCGATGGTCCGCAGCCTCCACAGCCGGGAGGACTCCCTCAGCACCCGGGCGTACTCCTCCGCGTTGGCGGCGGTGGGTGTCAGCTCCATGAGGTCCGCCAGGTACTGCCTGTAGCTCCCGCCCATGTACTCGTTGACCAGGATGGGGTCGCAGGCCTTCCCCTGCCCGTACAGCTCCCGGAATGCCTGGAAGATGTTCCGGTTTTCAGGCCGCTGAAAGTCCTCCGGGCGCACCGCCGCAAGCATGGGGCCTATAGCTTCCCCATCGATGAGCATGGACCCAAGTACGCCCTGCTCCGCCGTCAGCAGCCGCTCAGACAAAATTTTCTGCTGTTCCTGGTTCATGAGAAGGTCACCCAATCATCCCGCAGGGGCTGGTCCCGCTTCACCGTCCCCGGCGGCCCGCCGTCCTCCTTCAGGGGATAAACGCTGTCCCAGCCGTGAAGGATGGCGGTGTCCAGCAGCTCCAGCTTGGCCGCCCGGTCTCCGCCCGAGAGCCTGTCCAGCTTCCCGGTGAGGATGGACGCCGCCCGGCGGGTCCGCAGGGGCTTCTTCTTCTGCCTCCGCACCTCCCGGAACTCCTCCAGCCGCTCCCGCAGCTCCCCGTCCTCCCCGGCGTATCCGTCCAGCACCTCCCCCGCCTCGTCCCGCGAAGCGGCCGGGCCCGCTTTTCCTTCCGTCTCCGGCATGGGGGGTAGGGGGGTATATGTTTCTACATGGGTTTTAACATGTTCTATATTACATTTGCCCATTTGGGCAAGCTCATTTTCCCGTTCTGGCGTTTCCATTTGCCCATCCGGGCAAATGCAATTTCCCGTTTCGGACAGCCCGTACAGCGCCAGCAGCTCATCGCCGGGGGTGTACCAGAGGGTCCGGTCCCGCTGGTCGGTGTTGTAATTTCCGGCCAGCAGCGCACCCTTTTCCTTGCAGCTGGCGGCGATCCGCCGGAGCTGCTTCCCGCTCCACCAGGGAAACAGCTCCTCGAAGGCGCTGACGGAGTTGTACGTCCACCACCGCCCGTCCCGGAAATTGCGTCCGTTGGCCCGATTCTCCTTGTACCAGAACATGAGGGAGTCCAGAAAGATGGCCTCCTCCAGCCCATACCGCTGGGCCACGTGGGCATATCCGCTGATCCTGTCAAGCGCCCTCATCTCGCCCAGCTCCTTCCTCCGGCGGCTCCGGCAGCCGGTCCTTTACGCTGATCCAATCAGTCATGGCGTATCCCTCCAATTGTGCATCTGGTGGATCCCGTCGATCACCCGGACAGTATTTTCCTTACCGGCCATCGGCCTGCCGGGGTTCCGCTTGTCCCATGTGGCGGAGCACTCCGGACAATAGAGCGCGGACCCGCAGCTGTTCCACCCAGAATGGCACACAGCCAGAACAGCAGAGGCGGAATCGCGGAGCCGTTGACTGCTTCCGCAGTTGCTGCATGTAATAGTCATACCCGCGCCTCCTCCCTTGAAAAGAATTGATTAGTCATACTCCCACTCCCCCAATTCAACAGATTTCCCGCAGCTCCTCCAGGGTCAGCGGAGCGTTGGGCAGTGGAACAATAGTCGGCGTACTGGTTGTATCATGCAGAGCGGACCGGGCTATGTTAAGCCCTGCATTACGGCCCTTGCTGTAGAAACCAACTTCTTCCTCAAGTTGATCTGTTAAAAAATCGAACAAAGCATCTGCATCAATCAGTCTCATACCACACCTCCGCCGACCGCACCCCGGCCGCCACTGTGGCCTCATGCTCCGCCAGACAGACGTCCACATGCTTCCCCGTTACCCCGGTGTCCGCCGCCAGGTATCGTTGCCCGTCTATGATAACCGTGCTTCCCAGAGGAATCACCTCCGGGTCCACCGCCACGATCCCCGGCCCCGCCGGGAGCCCCGTGGCCGTCAGCCCGTCCGCCCACTTGCCGCAGCACTTCTCGCAGGGGCAGTAGTACGTTACCGTACACTCGCCTATGTACCGATACCCGGCCACGTTCTCATACGCCGCAACCTGGGCCGCCCGGTCCTCCTGCTCCTCCGACCACCGGAGGCGCAGAGTTCCCAGCTCCTGTACCGCCAGCTCCCGGGCCTGCTCCGCCTGCTGAACCTGCGCCTGATACCGGGCCTCCTGCGCCGACCACATCTGCCGATCCAGCTCATGTGCGCCGCTGATTCCAATGTTTACTGTCAAAGACAGAGCGAACAGCCCGACCGCCGCCCGCTGCCAGAGAGCCGTTTCACTGCGCAGCACATATTTTTGCTGTCTCACAGACATATTGGCTATTACATGCCGCAGGGCGGCTTTCTGCTGTCTAGCGGTCATAGCAGTCATCTTTCGTCCTCCCTTTGTACTCCACGCCAAAAATCAGACACAGCTGGCGGTCTGTGATGTGCGTCTTTTGAAACATTCGGCAGAGCGTTTGAAAAAAAGCGGGAAATCCTCTTTTTTTCCATTTGGAGAAAGACTCTGGAGTGACCCCCATAGCATTCTCAGCGAAATCGCCGCCGGTCCTGTACAGCCTGCCTTCGCCCTTTTTTTCGTTAATATAAGCGCGAAGGGCCTCTTCGCGCTTGTTCTGTTCGCCTAAAATTACTTTTGGCATAATTCCTCCTTGACTTCCGCCCGCTTCCCCGCTACAATGGAGGAAAGGAGCTTTTTCTTGACTGTTTTAGCTCTTCCCCGCCGGGTCGCCGTCCGGCGGGAATTTTTACGCCTGCTCCGGATAAGCCCGTCTGACAAGCTGCTGCAGTTCAAATAAGCTGATTTCGCGGTCATTGGCGGCACGGTCCAGGACCAGCTCTTTCAGCTTCGGTCCGGCGCACTCCAGTGCGTCATAATACTCCTGGAAATGGCTCATAATTTCACCCTCCAAAATTTTCGATCACGCTTGTCCCCAGCAGCAGCGCCACAAACAGCGCCCCCGCCGCCAGGCATACCAGCGCGTAAAATTTCCCGCTGTCCATTGGCTCGCGGGGTTTCCGGGGTTTCCGGATCAGGCAGAAAAAACCGCCGGGGAATTTCAAATAAATTTTCAATTTTTTCTCCTTTCTGCTTGACAGAAAGAAACGTATGTGCTAAAATACGTTTGTTCCATCAAGCTCGGTTTTGAGGATTCCGCTTGATGTGCCCCGCTCCTGGTGCTAACAGGAGCGGGGATTTTTCATTAGCCGTAGCCGGAGCCGTCGCCGTAGCCGTCGCCGGAGCCGTCGCCGGAGCCGTAGCCGGAGCCGTCGCCGTAGCCGTAGCCGGAGCCGTCGCCGGAGCCGTCGCCGTAGCCGGAGCCGGAGCCGGAGCACAGAATCAAATCTTCCATACAGGGACCTCCGCGATGCTCTTTTGAGCCTTTTCCGTAATGGGAATGATCTCAATAATTTCTGTCAAAATTACCTTGTCAACAGGAGCCGGGAATTTGCAGCCGTCAGGATTTTTCGTTCCTTCCGTAGCAAGCTGGCAGAGCTCCGTTGCTCCTGCCCACATCCAAATCCGGCGGGCATTCCTCAAAACCGCTTCTTTCCCGTCCCGGCTTTCGATGTAGCCTGCAAAGACGCCGGCGCTGTAGGTCCGCACCATGCAGTACTCCATTCCATCCAGTCTCTGGGCGGGAGTTTGGGCAGAATCCTTCTGGATGTAAACAATCCCATTGGGCGTGATCTCGTTGTTTTTCGTTTGCATAAATTTCTCCTTTATTTGAAATAATCTCTGTTTGTCTGCCCCTTATGTGAGGCTTGTCCCGCCCCGTCAGGTGCCTACCACCTGACGGGGACTTTTTATGCCGGCCGGTCCGCCATCGGTTCTGCCGCCTTACCTTCGTGATTTTTCTCAATGCGTTCCATCCCGTCCTGGATGAATTTGACAATGAGCCTTTTTGTGAGGTCAGGCAGCTGATCGGCAGATTTCAGATATGTAGACAGGTCGTCACATACGGAGCCGTCTGCCATGATGTTTTCAACCGTTACGCCGTTAGGATAGTAGATCATTCAAATCACCTCACAATTAAGTTATGACCGTGTGGGGTTGTCCGATGTGTGCATATCATTAGCGCCTCTAATCACTTCCCCGGCAATGCCTCCCGCTGTAAGCGTCAGCGTAGAATTGCCAAATCGAATTATAATGCGGTCCCGCTCCTTCACGATCTCCTGAGAAACGGGACTTTCATCACCACGCACCCCTCTCACCCCCTTTCTACGCACTACCCGCCTCCGCCCGGTTTACGCGCTGTCCTGGGCCTCCCCACTTCCCTCTTGCCACCCCCTCCGGCCTGTGGTAAAATTTTGTCGGTAGAAAGGGGGTGACACAGAATGATTAAGGTCCAAGTCGTTTATGGCCGTGGAAAACCTTTCGAGCGCGATAATGTAACAAAAATTCTCTATGCTAACGATGACGGGGTAGAAGTAACTGTTGAAGGAGATGATCTTCTGACCCACCGGTTTCCCACCGCAAAAGACTTGGTAGTATACGCTGAGGATGGCATGAGCAGTGTGTCCTGCCAAGGGCTTCGCGCGATCAGTGCGTTTGAGATCCAGGAGAAATAACCCTACGCCGATACCCTGACGCTGATATTTGCGCCAGGGTATTTCTTTTTTAACTCCACGGCCTTTTGCAGTGCCAACTCGGCGTTTGACAAGTTTTGGACATTGATAGTTACCTTGACGTATGAGCGCATCCCTCTCACCCCCTTCCTACGCCGCACCCCGTCCCGGTTCATGCGCTGGACTGGATGCTGTCCTGCTCCGCCCGGCGGGGAGCGGCCTGCGCAGCTGATTTCCCCCTTGCCGCCCCCGCCTGCCTGTGGTGGAATTTTGTCGGTAGAAAGGGGGTGATTGATTTGGAAAACTATAAAGCTCACCGTGACGCGGCTATTCGAGAAATTCTGCTGTACGTGTGCGAACATAAGGATATGCCAGAAGATGCCCATGAACAAGACAAAGCCAAAATTGTAAAAGAATGCGCTGACATCGGGTACCTGGAGGGCATTAGAGCTATCAAGACCCTGGATGGGCGCGTCTACTTTGCTGCTACACAGCCATTTGTCACACAGAAGGGACTGTCTTTCATTTACCAAGAAGAGAAAGTACCCCCGCATATTGAGGATTCTGCCATCGACCACATCGCCGAGGAGTTACGAGATGCAAAGGTAGAATACAAGCGCATTCAGGAATCCCAACAGAAAGCAAATGACTTGCAACGCAGAGAGGATAGAGCGAAGGACTTTAAGATGAGCATCATTTCCGGTTCTATTGGCTCTGCTATCGGTGGCTTGGCCGTTTATCTCGTAGACCATAGAGCCGAGATTATTGATTTCTTTTCCGGGCTTTTTCAATAGATTGCTTCCCTCCTTTTCCCTCAACATCACGCTGCGGCCTTTTATGCGCTGGACTGGATGCTGTCCTGGGCCACTGCGATGAAAAAGTAGTCATAGGGAACGCCGACAGCATCACACAGCCGACCATATTCTTCAGCTGTAATTTTCTGCTTGCCGGTTGCAATGGAATTAGTTTTTTGCTTACTCCACCCACATTTTTCGGCAACAAAAGACTGCTTAATTCCGTGGCCAATAAGATACTCTCGAATAGCCATTTCGATGACCAATAGTTACACCCCCTTATCACGTAGTAGCGTTTTTCTTGACCGTAGCAGAATACTACCACAATATTCCGCTACTGTCAATATAAAATCACGAATTTCTTGACTTCTTTTTTTTGTTGTGGTATTATCATTCAAAAGGAGGTGTTTATGTGGAAGAGCTAAACGAAATATCCTTGCGAGAAAGAATCCGTTTAAATCTTGTATCTTATATGGAATCCGCAGATATTAACCAAGTACAATTAGCTGAAAAATTAGGCATTAGCAAGGGGACAGTTAATAATTGGGCAAGAGGAAATAACTCCCCAGATGTTGACATGGTTCCCAAAATATGCAAGATATTAGGAATCTCTATTCCGGATTTGTACGCACCAACCAAATATGAAGTGCATGAAATACATAATTTCAAAAAAGCCCCGTCCTTATCGGACGAGGCAATGAAGCTGGCGGAAGATTACGATGGGCGCATGGATGACAGAGGCCGGGAGACGGTTCGGGGTGTGGCGGATTTGGAGGTTGCCAGATTCAAATCTGAAACCGCCGCCACCTTGCGGAAGAGCCGGGAGCAGTCGGAGGCGGCGGAGGAGATCGCGCCGGACGCTTCTGAAATGCTGGTCTATATCAATCCTGCGGCAGCTGGTACGCCGCTGTACGCTGAGAGTGATTTTGAGCGGCTGACGTTTCCGGCGGACAAAGTGCCGCGCGGGGCTGATTTTGGGATTAGGATTTCCGGCCGGTCTATGGAGCCAACGGTTATGGATGGTTCTATCGCCTGGGTGCGCAAACGGCAGGAAATTCCGAACGAGGCAGTAGGTATATTCATGCTGAATGATGCCGCCGTGTGTAAGCGGTTCTTCAAAAAAGATAACGGCTCTGTTCAGCTGAAATCAGACAATCCCGATTTCCCTGATGTGCCTGTGACAGAATTTGATAATTTTGTGCTGGTTGGGGAAGTTATTGGAACTGTGTAGTCTATCCGCCAGGGACGGAAAAATAGAGAGGAGAATGTACCATGAAACGGATAATAACTGCTTTCATCGCATGTATGCTGCTTACCTGTACCGCTGGTGCGGTAGACCTCTATGTAGACACAAACAAAGTAGCCACGGATACTCCGCCGGCGATTGTGGAAGGCCGTACGTTGGTGCCAGTCAGGGCAATCTTCGAGGCGATCGGAGCAACCGTGGAGTGGGACAATTCCACCAGAACAGCCTCAGGCGAAAAAGACGGAACTATCGTATCCATTCAGATCGACAATACTACGGCTTATGTCAACGGGGAAGCCAGGACGCTTGACGTTCCTGCGCAGCTTATCAACAACCGCACAATGGTTCCGGCCCGGTTTATCTCCGAGGCCATGGGGTGCGATGTGACATGGTATCAGAAGACACAGACTGTTGGTGTAGCCGACAAAGTAAAGGGCCAGCATATATATGTGACGGAAACCGGAAAAAGATACCATTTCAGCGGGACATGCAACGGCGGTACATACTATGAGGCTACGCTGGCTGAAGCTATGGGGCGCGGATTGGAGCCCTGCGATAAATGTGTACTGGTAAATGGCGATCCTAACGTTATTACTGTGCCTGATGGAAAATACAAAACCACTGTGCTCAGGGTTGTAGATGGAGACACCTTTGTTGTTAATTATAACGGAATAGAAGAGAAGGTCCGTTTGATCGGTGTAGATACTCCTGAAAGCGTTCATCCTGATAGTAGCAAAAATACGGCGGTAGGTGTACTGGCATCTGAGTACACAAAGGAACGGCTGGAAGGGAAAGAAGTTGAACTGGAATTTGATGTGCAGCAACGAGATTTATACGGCCGACTTCTGGCATATGTTTATGTTAATGGGGTAATGTATAATAAGACGCTTTTAGAGGACGGCGTGGCAAATTTAGCTACATATCCTCCAAATGTCAAATATGTGGATGATTTTACAGAAATTATAAATACACGAAACAGAGAAAACAATAAGGACTTATCTGATATACCCTCCTGGCTGTTAGATGACGCACCAATCACACCACCTAGCGGGAACTCCAACAATTTCAATATTTATGACAATGAGGATCAGCAAAAAACAACCTATAGTTATGTGCTGAATAGTGGGACAATGAAGTTTCACAAACCTAGTTGTAACTCTGTAAAAAAGATAGCTCCAGACAATTATTCTACATATGAAGGGACCCGAGAAGAAGTTATTGCCAAGGGCTATGATCCTTGTGGAAACTGCCATCCGTAAATAAAAAACACCGCCCCCGGCGCTGACGCACCGTGGGCGGTATAGAGGGCAGAAGTCTTGTCGGACGATCTGCCCTCTTATTACATCAGAATAGGAGGAGAAAATCCCGTGAAACGCGTCTTTTTGTACGCCCGTGTCAGCACTGAGGAGCAGGCGATCCACGGCCTGTCCATCGAGGCACAGACCGCCGCGCTAGAGGAATGGGCAAAAGAGAACAAGCACAAGGTTGTCGGCGTATATATAGACGCCGGTATCTCTGCGCGAAAGCCAGCATCCAAACGGCCAGAACTCCAGCGGCTCTTGCAAGATGTCCGTACAGGCGCCGGGGATCTGATTGTTTTCACAAAATTGGACCGCTGGTTCCGCAACATTGCGGAATACTATAAGGTCCAGGAGGTCCTGGAGAAACACCACGTGGATTGGAAGACCATCCACGAGGACTATGACACCACCACCGCCTCCGGACGACTGAAGATCAACATCATGCTCTCTGTTGCACAGGATGAGGCGGACCGGACGGGAGAGCGAATTAAGGCTGTGTTTGAAAACAAAATCAAAAAAGGGGAGGTTGTCAGCGGCAAGGTTCCTCTCGGGTATAAAATAGAGGGTAAGAAGCTGGTGCCAGACCCAGAAACCGTCCCGGTTGCACAGGATATTTTCAAGCAGTATACCGTGATACGGTCAATCAATTCCTTGCGAAAATATATATTGGATCAATACGGCATGGCGTATTGGCCGAACGGGCTCAAACTTCTTCTGCAAAACGAGCGCTATATAGGACGCGCCCACGGGCAGGACGATTTCTGCCCTCCAATCATTGATTACGAGCAATTTCAGCTGGTGCAGAACATTATGGAGCAGCGGGCGCAGCGCAATTCGGTTCGTTCGGATCGTATATACCTGTTTACCGGGCTGGTCTATTGCGCGGAGTGCGACAACCGCCTCAGCTCGCAGACGATCAGGGGAAAATACATCTACTATCGGTGCACGAGAAGCGAAAAGCTCAATCTATGCCCCCACAAAAAACGCACAAGCGAGCTTATCCTTGAAAAATGGCTTTTGGAAAATCTGGTTTCCAGCTGCGAAGAATATAATTTGTCCGTTATGAAAAAGGCATCTGTCAGCCGCGTACCAGTCAATCAAGAAAAAATAAAGAGGAAGATGGAGAAGCTAAGAGATCTGTACCTGAATGATCTGATTGAAAAGGATGCCTACGAAAAAGAATATGTTGCGCTGCGTGATGAACTGCGATCCATTCATGCCCCGCAATTCCAGCCACCGAAAGTCGTGGATATAAAATCAATCCAGACCGTGCTGGGCGTGTATGACCGGATGAACCGGAAGGAAAAGAAGGAATTTTGGGGGCGCGTAATTGGAAAAATCGTTATAACGAAAGAGGATTATTTTTTTGTTGCAGAAGTTCGCCATAATTAAAATTGCCTGTTGGTTATTATATTTATGGATAATAAATTAGGAGGAGGGTATATACCCTCCTCCCATCTGCTACAGCTTCCTTATTACGCTGTCATAAGCGCGGCGGTTAACAAGCTGGAGGGCTTCCAGAAGACCGTCAATGACGGTCAGCACCTTCTCCGGGTCCTTACCCGCTGCGGTCCTGAGAAATTCACTGTCACCATACTGTCCCAAAACCTCCAGGTTGTCTCCCGCCGCCTCAGAGTAGGCCGCAATCTGCGGCTGCGGTGTGGGTATCCCCACCAGCTGGTTCCGGCAGGTGTAGAGTGCGGCTAGGAGCGTATACCGGCTCTCGGAGCTCTCCTGATTCTCCAGTTCAGAGATCGCCCACTCTATTTCCTTGAGATTCGGCGCGGACATGGGCGCTCCCTCCTGTCAGGCGTTCTCCATCTGGCGAATGAAGCGTTTGATTGTCTCCCGATCCTGGTCACTGGCAGAATCCAGAGCCATTTCCAGATGTTCCATCATTACACTGCGGCCATCGTCCCGGCTGTAGCGGCCACGGTTGTCCCGGCGTCTGGAACTGTACCCGTCAATACCGCCATCTCGGCTGTAATGGCCCCTGACATAGTGCTTTCCTCGATTGGCATAGCTGACGTCTCGGCCGTAGCCGCCGTCCTCCTGACTGTAACCACCCTCTTCCGCCAGCATCTCGATCTTTCCGATGTTCTTGATGGTGTCGGTGAGCTTGTGGATCAACTCCAGATCCCCGGGGCCCATGTCGGGCTTGCGGGCGATCTCCTCCAGCTCCTCGCAGAGCTTGTCCTTCAGATCATACAGTTTTTCCATATCGGTTCTCCTTTCATGCTCCAGGGGCAGCGGGTGCCGCGGGCGCGGTCCCGTTGATGCTGGGCAGATTATTGGTAGGGCACGGGCAAGCGTTGCCCAGCAGCTTGAACGTTCCGCCGGTACCGTTGGTGGACACTACAGTAGAGTACCGCGTCCGCGTGCGGATGGCGCAGGCGGTGAGCTGTGCGCAGCAGCGGTCCGTCAGCGGGTAAAGCTGGGTGCCGGTGCCGATGGTAACGAACACCGGCGCGTTGATGGTCGTGGTGTTCGGAATGGACTGCGCGACCACGATACAATACTTCTCGTGGTTTCTGTAGCTTCCGGCAGGCAGATTGATGACCAGATTGCCGCCGGTAAACGTGACCTCCTGGCTGATGAACAGCCGGTCGCAGAGCTTGCATACGGGTTTACAAGCCATAACATACCTCCTCAATGTCAGGGGCGGCAGACACGCAGTCCGCCGCCCCGAAATAATCACCCGTTATTCCGGGGAAGTTGCATTATTGCGTTCAAATGTTGCAACTGTAGTTGCAATTAAGAAGCAATATAATGCAAGTTAGCAGCCGCAGCCCTGGTTGCAACCGCAGCCGTTACCGCCCCAGCCCGCAAACTGCCCGCAGCAGTTGGTGGGGAAGTTGACAGGCGTGGGAGGCTGGACAATGTATGCCGCAGAGGGGCAGTCGTGTCCGCTCCGGCGCAGAATCTCCGCAGTGCTTGCGTCAATCATTGCGCCAAAAGCAGCCCTCTCGCTGGCCTGGCTGGCGCGGAAATCAGCCGCCTGAAGCTGCTGGCGCAGATCGGCAATGGTTTCCTTGTCCTGATTGCGCTCAAAAGCATCGAACCGAGCGATGATCCGGTCCGCATCATTATGTGCATTCTGAATAATCGCATTGGTATTGGTGGCTGCGTTGTAGTTTGTATCGCAGAATCCACGCTCAATCAGCCGGTTTGTTTCGCTTCCGCGCATTGCTGCATCGTAGTTTACCCGTTCAATAGCATTCTGCGTTTTGCAGCAGCAATCCTGCTGATTATAGCCCATTTGGTAGAGCTGCTGCATGAGCGCGGCCTGCTGCTGGGCACGGGACAGCTCTGCCTGGGAGAAGCCCTGC